CAAGGACGAGGTGACGCTCCCGGCCTCGGGCTGGTTCTCGATCCCGATTGCCGGGCGGGAACTGCTGTTGTCGGCCATCATGAATCCCGAGGAGCTTTACAAGGCGGCTGAAAGCAGGGTAAGCAGATGAGCATACCGACAACTCCTCCCCGGCTCTTGGTGCTAGAGCGAATCGTTACCGTCTTGAAGTCGATAGCGGCCGGGGCGAATTACTTTTATACGCCCAAGGTCGAGAAGCGTTTTGTCCATTGGGCGGAGGCAAATTACTTTCCAACATACATGGTCTTCCCCGGAAGCGGCGGGCGAATCGAAATCGAAAGCACCCAAAACTACGACGAAGACATGATCGTTTCGATAAAGGGAATCGTCAAGGATTCCATCGACCCCGGAAGCGTTATCGAGAAATGTCTCTGCGATATCCGGCGGGCGATTGACATCGACTCGCGGAGCGGCGTCGCCGGAACACTGGGCGCATTGACTAACGAGGCGGTATTTGAGGAAGGCCCGACAACCGATGACGGGTATTTATCGCTTGAGGGATTCGGGTTTTTCGATCAACCCTTGCGCGTGAAAATAGGATTAGGAAGTAATTATGGAAATCTTTAGGAGGCAACGATGCTCATAAAATGGATCGGCGAGATTTGCTATTCGAAGGACTACGGCGAACTGAGGGCCGGAAAACTTCTGGAGGTGTCAGATCAAACGGCGTCAATCTGGATCGGCCAGGGCGTCGCTGAAAAGGCGATAAAGGAAAATAAAAATAAAGCCGCGAAAGCGGAGGAAGGTGTGAAATGACGAATCCAGGCGACATCGAACGGAGGCTTAACCCGTCGGCCATCAAGAAGGGCGTGACGTGGGGAACGGAGGTTGACGTCAATGCGGCCGGCAACGGAATCCTCCCGCTCAATGCGGGGGTCCCGGCGCTGAAACAGACGCCGGTCGAGGATGAAACGGCGTCCGGGGCGTTCGAGACGTTTTTCGATTTTACCGATATCGCCGCATCGGAGTTCTCCCTAGACTTCGATCATCGATATCTCGGACTCGAAAACATGCTCTTGGCCATGCTCACGGGCTCAGACCCGACGCCGGTACGGCAGACGGAATTGACGGCGTACCTTCACACCCTGGCCATGATCAACACCACGACCGGGATCTTCGGAACCTATGCTACGGCAAAGCATACGAAGATCCATATCGTCCCGAGCTTCAAGGTGCTCAAGGGGACCTTCTCCATGAACAAGGGGTTGCTCAAGTCCTCGTTCTCCTTGCGGGGAAACAAGGTCATCGACACATCGGCCATCATCACGGCGATGGCGGCGGTGACGGTCTCGGATATTTACAACCGCGTGAAGTTCAACCAGGGCGTCTTCCGGATGAACGCCGCCCAGTCGGGCGGCGCCCTTGCCGCGCCTACCGATGTTATCGGGGTCAAGGGATTCCAACTTGAGATCGAGCGGAAGATGGACTCGGAACGGACGAACCAAGCAGCCTATATTATCGAGCCCAGGGAAAACGACAAGCCGACGGTCAAACTGACGCTTGACTTTGCGCGCATGGACGATGCGAACGCGGCCTATTTTGCGACATGGATCGCCGAGACCGAGAAGAAAGCGGACATTACGTTCACGGGCGCGCAGATCGGCGGGCTGTCTTACAACTATCTCAAGTTCGAATTCCCGAGGCTCAAGATCGAGGACGTGGACTATCCCGACGGGAACATCATCCCGGCGAAGATGGTCCTGCGCGGGTTACTGGCGGCGTCGGCCCCGACGGGCATGACGGCCGTCAACCCGGTCCATCCTACCCTGATGAACAAAAGGGCCACGAGCTATTTAGCTTGAGGTAACATGGGCGATATAAAGAAGATCGAGCCACTGTCGGGATGGGCGTCGTTTGAACTCGACACGACCGTTCTCAATCCCCCGATCGTTAAACTGAAGGTGTCCCCTATCGACCTGGGCCAGGTCAAGGACGTGGTCGACGCAGGCCGGGGCGGGAAGTTCTCGCTCGTCGAAAAGGAACTGCTCATCGAAGCCGTCAAGGAATGGGACATCAGTCTCGACGGCGTGGCCCTCCCTTGTTCGGAAGAGAACAAGCGGAAGTATCTGTGGCTTTTGCTCGGGCTTCCGGTCAAGGCGAAGGAAGGGGAGACGGGCCAGGTATTTGCGCATGAGCTCCTGGCCTATGCGAGCGACCTGGAGAACTTCGTAAAAAATTAAAAGCCTTCCTCGCGTTTTACTGCGAGTATTGGGCGAACCTGGCCGAGGTTCACGAACACGAGGAAGGCGAGGACGTGAGCCGGTGTACGGATTGCAAGTTGGCGGGGATCGAATCCAAGTTGACGCTGTGGGAGGCGTGGACATTTTCTTGGTACGGAGAGAACGTCAGTGCTTTTGCGCGGGAGATGGGGATAGTGGCCGATAACTTCAAAGAGCTTCGGATTAGGGGAATGAGCCGGAGATTGTTTTTGAAAGCGATGAACATGATTCGTGACGCCGTGGAAAAGGTAGCGGACGAACAGGCGAAGAAGGCGGCGGAGGAGAACTCCAATAAGTGACATTCGCTATTTAATTTCGGTTGATAGTACCGGGGCCGTAACCTCTATTAAGAATTTTGAGGGGGAGCTCGATAAGACCGGCGAGACCGGCAAGAAAGCGGGAGGCAAATTCGCCGGGATGTGGAAGCAGGTCGCTTCAGGTCAGTTTGTCCTAGACGCCGCTTACAAAACTCTTGGATCGGTCAAGGACGTTATTTTTGATTCAATCAAAGAGGCGGCCGATTATGAAAAGGCGGTAGCTACCCTCAACGCAACCTTCCTAGCCTCCGGCCGGAACATGCCGGGGATGACCGATAATCTGAAGCGGTACGGGGATGAACTTATGGCGATCGGCATCGCCGATGAAGTAGATATCTTGAAGTCCGAAACCCTCCTAATGAGGATGACAAACCTCAACGAGAAGGGGATTAAGGAGGGTGCCCGTTTAGCGGCCGGGCTTGCTTCTGTTTACGGTATGGATGTTGCGGGCGCGACGGAAATAGTCGGCAAGGGGTTGTCGGGGGTTTATCGAGGATTTACAACGTTGGCCCCCCAGGTTGTAACCGCGAAAACTGACGCTGAAAAGCATGCGGCCATGATGAAGTTCCTAAACGACACCTATACTGCCGCGATTGCCCAGACGGGGACATATTCCGGGCAAGTGAAAAAGCTCGGGTTGGAATGGGGAGATACGAAAAAGGCATTAGGTGAAGCGATCTTGAACTCCGGCATTTTACAAACATCGATGGAGGGGGTGACAAGTGCGCTCAAGGCCCTGACGAGCTGGACGAAAGGCGAGCACAAACAGGCGGTATTAGATCAAACATTGGCGAACGAAGCGGCTCACGTCACGCTCTTGAAAATGGGAAAGCAGTTGGGCTGGACAAGCAGTGAAATCAAAAACATGTCATCGAATCTTAGGCTTTCCTATCCAGCTCTAGTCGAATGGATTAAGGGAAACATGTTGGGGACGGAAGCCGCAAAAGCGTTGGCAAGCGTGACGGCGGCGAGGGACAAGGCGCTGGAAAAAGAGAAAAAAGCCTATAACGAAACCGGTACGGCGATTGCGGATAAGACGAAAGAGGAAAGGAAGTTAACCGATACGGAAAAAGACGCCATTAAAATCCTGGACAATTTAACCAAGTCTCAAAACAAAGTGACCGAAGGACGCCGCGAAATACTCAGAGATCAGGCGACATTGACGGCGGCCTGGAAATCCGGAGCGATCGATACGGCCGCTTACACCGCTGGGATGAATGACCTTGAGGCCAGGCTGAGGGAACTTGGCGTAGTAACGATGGGAGTAACCGTCCCTGACGCGGCCCGGAGAATGTGGAAAGTCATGCAAGAGGCCAGGGACAAGATGATCGACGCTCCGGGACCCGTCAAAAAAGCCTGGTCCGATGCAGCTCACGACATGGCCGCGAAGTGGGACGATTCGATGAAAAAGATTGTCTCAACGGTGCAGGGTCCGCTCAATCAACTCAGTTCGATCTTTAGCCAGGCCAACTCTAACCGAATGCTTGAGATCGACAACGAATATAACAAACGTAAAAAGGCCATCCTCGCCACGGTGACAGACGAAGTGACTAAAGCGGCGATGCTGACAAACCTCGATAAAGAATTCGAGACTAAGCGGGCGTCTGCGCAACGAACCTATGCGAGGCAGGCTAAAGCGATAGCCCTGGCGGATGCTGTTATCAACACCGCCTCGGCTGTGACAGCGGGGCTTCGTACGGTGCCTTTCTTTCCTCTCGGGATAGCGATGGGAGTCCTTGCGGCCGCGCTGGGGGCCGCGCAGATCGCCTTGATTGCACGTCAGCCCTTGCCCCTGGCCAAAGGCGCGGTGTTCACCCAACCGACGCGGATGATGACGGACAAGGGCGGGTATTATGAGGTCGGGGAAGCCGGGACGGAAGCAATCCTTCCCGTGGCTCAAATCCCTGCCATCGCGCGTCAGATGGGCGGGCGGGCGGGCGGGGGTGAGGGACGGCCTATCATCCTCCACAACCACTTCCACTTCAACGGACGCGAAATTAAGCATGAGATTATTCGGATCGTCGAGGATGCAGCCGGGATACACAAACTCAATTTGAGGGGGGCGATAGCGTGACGAAGATAAGAATTATCTATAGAAATTTCTGGCGAGAGGGCGCCGTTTACGATCAGTCCAGCCAGAACCCCCAATTCCCGGCCGCTGATATATCCATCGATTCCCCGCTCATTCCCTGGCGCGGGGCAACCGGATCTTTGAACGAACATGTAGATTCAACGCTGGGGCAACCCGCAACGTCACCGATTTATAATTTCGTCGGGCTTATCAATCACAACATAAGCGTTAGCGCAGATATTTATCATTATGGGGCAGGGTCGGCAGATTTCGGAACCGGCCTCGTGGCCGAAACCTTGCTTTATAATAACAAAAACCTCTTCAAATTTCTTGGGGCGCAAAGACAAAAAGAGTACGGAAGGATAGCGATTTCGGACGCATTAAATCCCTCCAATTATATCCAGGTCGGGAATATCTTTGTCGGGAAATATTGGGAACCGGAGGAAAGTTTTTTAAGCGGATATTCCGAGGGTTATGATGACGTAAGCGAAGGCGAAGAGTCAGACTCCCGCGTTTTCTTCGCCCAAGAAAAGACGCGCCTTAGAACCTTCAACCTTTCATTCCGGTTAAATGATATTGACAAGGGAGAGGCGATGCTATTCCTAAAGGAAACCGGCCTCACGAAAACCTTTATCATCTGCCTCGATTCCGACTATCCGAATACGTATTGTTACCTGGTCATGAATACGGAATTAAATGACCCCGTTCACCGAGCGTTTAATAATTGGCTCTGGTCCATAACCTGCCGGCAAGTCGCGGGGTCGTAACAAATGCCGACGGCCCCGACCCCGTATGTCTCAGGTTACAATCACGCCTATATTTCCGTAGCTTGGTCAGGCGGGACCGGATGGGATTTTCTGGAACTCTGGCGTGACGCAGGCGTGGGGTTTTCGCTCTACCAGACGATCTATGGCGGCGGGGAAATCTACGCCGATTATGGCGTAGCGCCGAAGACGCTCTACGCCTATAAAATCCGTATTTGGGGGTCAGGGGAATACTCCGAATTTTCGAGTACCTGTAGCGCGACGACCTTGGCCCTTCCCCCCTATGGATTAACGGCCTACGGCTATGATCTGGATACCATTCGGCTTAACTGGACGAACGGGGATACCTACGAATATCTTGACGTTTATAGAAGGAGAGAATCCGAAGAAACTTTCGCCTGCTTGACCGCGCATCTGCCGTTAGGCGGAACGATTACTCAATATGATGATGATACGCCCGTAGCCTCAGCGAAATATTTTTACCATATCATCCCGTCTCCCGCCGTCTCCATCGCCTCAGATCAGGCCGAGGCGCGGACAAAGCCTTATCCGCCAACTAGTCTGTCGATAACGAGCCGGAACGATTACTCCATCACCCTCGGCTGGACGAACGGGCAGCCCTATACAAAGATCCATGTTTATCGGCAGACGGGCGGCTCGGGTCCGTTCGTCGAGATCGATGTCCTTGACGGCTATCCGACAACCTATATGGACGGGGACATCGAACCCACTCAAATTTATGCTTACTATCTCATCGGCGAAAACGATGGCCAGATGTCAGCTGCATCGAATACGGCCACGACGGCGGCCCCCATCCCGGCAACGCCGACGGGCCTGGCGGCCGAACTTCAATCGGATAATCATGTTAAGCTCACATGGGCGAACGCGGGGACGTATGATTATATCTGTGTCGAGCGAAAGACGGGTGCGGCGGCCTATGCGGAAATCGGGAAAATCTCGGGAACGCTAGAGAGTTATGATGACGGAAATCTTCTCGACGGAACGCTGTACTATTATCAAATCCGGGCTCAGCGATTCGGGGCATATTCGAGTTATGCGACCGAAGTTTCACAACTCACGGCGTTAAACCCTCCTTCCCATCCTTCGGCGACGTGTATCTCCAAAACCGAAGTCAAGTTGACCTGGCATGATACGAATCAGACTGAAACCAAATATAAAATTTATCGGGATGGTGCATATCTCTCCTATGTCGTGGCGAATGTAATAGTATTTAACGACACCCCGTTGACGCCGGGGACGTGGTATCGCTACACCGTCACGGCCTATAATGCTTCAACGGAAAGTTTACCGTGCGATGAAATAGAAATCTTCACTTGGGACCCGCCGGCCGTGCCGTCGGACCTTGAGGCTCATTCCGTTTCGACGACGCGCATTGATTTACTGTGGCGCGATAACTCGGACAATGAAACGGGATTCAGCATTGAACAGAGCCCGGACGGGGAAGAGGCGACGTATGCGGAAGTGACGACGGTCGGACCCGGCGTCACCTCGTATTCGAGGACGGGGCTGACATCGAACACTCCGTATTGGTTCCGGGTCCATGCCTACAATAGCAGCGGGGATTCGGGCTACAGCAACGTCGCCACTACTCAGACATTCGCGGCGATTGCGAAACCGACGAATGTAGTTTTGAGCGTGGCGAAGGTCGGGGGAAGCTACGGCGTCGAAATAACATTCGACGATAATAGCGAGCTTGAGGACTCTCATCGGATCGAGCGCAAATTATCCGGCGGGGCTTATGCGGAGATTGTGACGTTGGCTCCAAACCAAATTTATTATTTCGATACGGGTGTGAGCGCGGGAAGCACGTATCTTTATAAGATTCGGGCGAAGCAGGGGTCATCGTCCTATTCGTCGTATTCGGATGAGGCGACAATAACCATTCCGCCCGTCCCGCCCGTCCCATCAACGCTGGCCATCAGCGAACACACAGATACAACCATGCGGCTGACCTGGCTCGCCGAGGGCGGCAACTCGAGCAACGCGGTTGGATTTGCGATAGAGAAAAGCACCGACGGCGGCGCGAATTATACTGAGATTGCCAGGGTCAGGGCGGGGGTTGAATATTATCTGGTGACAGGACTCACGGCGGGGGCCACTTATTACTTTAAAATTCGGGCATATAGCGGCGCGGGATATTCGGCTTATGCGGCGGCGGCGCATGAGACATGCGATACGGTTTATCAGGCAACGAAGTTTGAATTATTTATTCGGAATCCCAGCGTCAAGCCGGTCATCCTCTGCGAAATCAACCCGCTCATGCGACTCTCGGGATTCACGCTAACTGCGGGAAAAACCTATACTTACGAGGCGACGATTCAACAGCGCGGGATTCGGCCGGATGCGGTATATCAAAACGGCGCGGCTTATTTAATCAAAACTTCGACGACAAATGTTGAGGCAATAGCCGGGACGTTCTATTTCGACTATACGGCGCGAAAACTTTATATCCATACGACAAGCGGAATCGCTCCGGGTGCGTTCATCATCACCATTTCGTTCAAGCTCTATTTCACGAATTACAGGGACGCGGATTTCGCGGCCGACTTCAACGGCGATAATTACCTCCCGCTCCTTAACACAGAGAACATCCCCGAGTTCTCATCGGAAATAAAACCCTATTATGAGGGAAACTTTGTCATCAGCGCCGGATCGTTCTCCATCATCAACGCCAAGTTGAGCGATGGCTATTATTTCGACCGGCGGTACGCGCTTTACGAATGGCGGAATCGGCCGGTCGTTTGGAAGATGGGCGCGGTGGATTGGGCCTATGCCGATTATTACACGTTTTGCACGGGGCTCATTTCCGACGATGAAAAGGCGATTGAGGTCAATGATCGGATGGCCACTTTTTCGATGAAGGATTTGAGGGCGAATCTTGAAATGACCATCCCGACCGATAAGGTAGCCGATATCGAATATTATAATGTCGATTCCGGCGCGGCCGGGAAGGTCAAGCCGCGATATTATGGCGCGGTTACGAATGGGGCGACGCTCTTGGTCGATACGGTCAATCGCCGCTATATGTTCCAGAATGGCCGGGTGAAAAGTATCCAGGCCGTGAAGCAAAACGATACGACGCTGACCGCCTCGGATTATTACATCGACTATAAGCGCGGGACGGTCACTCTGTCCAGGTCTCTCACTTGGGATGTAAAGGATATCATCGGCGTCGATTTCCATGGCGTCGCTAGTCTGGCCGATGAGGAAATAAATAATGGGGCTGAGATATTCCTCGACATCATGCTTTACTTCCCCGGACTCACGGTCTCCGATTTGAACCTGGATTCGATCTATGCCACGAAATACGGATACACGACAACGATCACCGTCCCGCTTTACCGGGAACGGGCGCTCGCGGATGTCATTAAAACACTCGAACGGACGCTTTGCGCATGGACGTTCCAGGACCAGCAGGGGCGGATCGGGCTGACGCTTGCGGCGACAACGGCGACGTCCCCGGTTATCGCGGTCCAGGGCTATGCGACGAAAGAATACAGCCAATACAAAGGCACAGGCTCCCTTTTCGGTTCGGTTGAAATCAGCTACAACGAGAATCCTCAAACTCAGAAATACGAGATATTGACGCGGGAAAATCTGGCCATGCAATACGTTCAAAGCGCGTC